GATTAGGAACTGTATTAATTCCCATTGGTTGTTCAAAACCTGGTAAACCTAGTTGAGTTATTTCCTCATCAGTATATCTATTATAGTTTGGATTATACTCTCTGTATTTTGCAATTAAATCTGCGGTTCCTTCACTGGGATATGCAGCATTCATATCTTCTTTAAGCTTGTCTACTATTTTTTGATTTAAAGGATCTGCCATAGGAAATTTATTGTAATCTGTTTGTGCGTATGGGTCAGCGTAAGGTCCTGTTTCAAATAATTGTTTATTAAAATCTTTTTGATTCATATTTAAAAAAGGAGAAGCACCAGGAGCTCCTATCTTATCATTATAACCTGCAAAAATATTTTCGCTGTCATTAAAAGCATTTGTATTAGTTATACCCCCACTTGCTACAGGTGCTGGTGCTGGTGTTTGATTTTCAGGTAACTCAAAAGAATTTAATAAAAATTCTTGCCTTGGAATATATTTAAAACCCGCTTCTCGTATCTCTTGGTCAGTAGCCATTATCTTCTTCCTCCTGGTGCAATGTCTAATCTAAATGTACCTAGTTTCCAATCTTCTCCACTAGTTGTATTAGCTATTTTTAATGCAATTGATCTAGCTCTAACTCTTGTACTTTTAAAAGTAGTTGCACTTGTTATTGAAAAATCTTTGGTAACTGGTGTGCTGTTTGGATACATTCTAGTTGTAAAACTAACTTT